TGTGGGGGGAGAACCTTCTATGGGGGGAGAACCTTCTATGGGGGGAGAACCTTCTATGGGAGAAGAACCTTCTATGGGAGAAGAACCTTCTATGGGAGAAGAACCTTCTATGGGTGTAGAAGAGCCTACAAGTTCTTTTATGAATAACGAATTCAAAACTATAAATACATCTCCTCAGGCGCATCAAAGTATGGGTAGTGAACACGGTGAATCTGATGGTGTATTTTTCCCAGATGCTGCTGAATCTCGACAAAAAAACATCATGTATAAATAAATGGAGTTTGAAGATTATTTAAGAGATCCAGCTTGGGCAGGTTTAATCGCTGGATTTATAACTGCAGGCTATATACACTTTAAAGCTAAACTTAATAATGAAGGTAAACTTGATTTGAGCTCATACACAAAACCAGCTGCACTTGTTGCAATTTTAGTATTTTTTATCGTTTCAAACGGTTTGGGTAAGAAAGAAACTATTAGTTCAGAACCGTTTTAATTTATAAACTTAAAGATATTATTAGTATTATATTATATACAACAATGGCATCAGTTTCTGCATTCAATGAAATGATGGGTCAATTTCTTACCGAATTACACAGGACATTCCCAGAAGAAAAGGGATTGAAAAAGTGTTTATCTGCATTTGATTTAATGAAAGAAGCCAACCCGAGATTGGTAGTAGACGGTTTCATGAATGGTGTAACACCATACGCTGAAAAAATTTCGACGAAAGATGAATCTTTTTTCATAAAAGAGTCTAAGAATTTGGATTTCATGAAAGGTGTTAATTTAGAAAAACATTGGAGTTCGTGTTCAGAGAATACAAAAAACGCTATTTGGCAGTACGTACAAACGCTTTACATGTTAGGTACGACAATCAAATCAATTCCAGAAGATACGTTATCCATGATTGAAAATGTAGCAAAAGAGTGTGCCGATAAAATGGGTTCTGATGGTGAAGGTGGTTTAGATGAAGCCGCTCTTATGAAAACCATGCAGGGCATGTTGGGTGGCATGTTAGGTGGTAAAAAATAAACTCACTATATATAAATGACTTCTTGGTTCGAAGATCCAAAACAACTCATTCGAACAGACAAAGTATTAGAATTCTGGCCTTCACAAACACTTACTCCAGAAGAGCGTGTTAATGCCACAGCGAGATTTATTATTTATGCAACGTGTATTATATATCTTATAAACCGTGATATACGTATATTTGTATTAGGAGGAACAGCGTTAGGTGTTTTATATATAATGGAAAAATCTGATATGATAAAATTAGGGTTAGCTAAAACAGCACACGGACTACCACCACGACCATGTACTTCACCTACTCAGGATAATCCAATGGGTAATGTTTTGATGACAGATTTTGTAGATAGACCAGATAGACCAAGTGCCTGTTCTTATCCAACGGTTAAGAAATCGAGTGATCATTATGTTACAAAAGGTATAGAATACGGACCATCTAGATCTAGGTCATCTTTACCAGAATATCAAAGAAATGCGTGTTCTAGACAATTTGTAAGTACAGCCAATACTTCCTTAGGAAATGATCCATATTATCAATTTATACACGGTGAACAGGGACAAAAAACTTGTAGACAAGATCCACGCTTATGTGATCCAGATGCTAGAGGTGTTCAGCTCGAAGCGTTCGCCGGATTGAATCCAGATGGGGATAGGAGATAATTTCATATTTTAAATATAATTAGTCGATACTCGATTTGCTTAAACAAAATGTTTTGTAATAGTAAATGGCGTACCAACTCCAACCAGGAATTAAATTAGTCACTGATAATGCTGTTCCAACAGTTTGTGCAAATGAAGAAGTATTTATTTATCCTCAGCCCAGTACATTAAACTATGGCTCTTCGAGACCTAATACCATGTTATATGGTACCGCGCCATACATGGCCGGTAAAGGTTCACCAGCTGAACATATTGAAACGAGTGATGCTCTTCGACCACAATCCACATCCCAATTTAATAAAGTTTTAGCGAGAACATACGAACAAAATTTACACCCACTCCAAGATGTATCGTGTAAAGTTCCACTCAGAACTCGAAGTTATGAACCATCCAGTACACGAGCCGAACTTCAAAATGGTTTATTTCAGCAAAGATACCTTAATAAAAATGTCAGTAAGAAATAAGAATGGCTGATCCAATATCTATAATGGCTATAGCAGGACTTGTCTACGCTGGTCGTAAATTAAGTAAACCAACTGAAACGTATACGTCTGAAGGCGCTCCTATAGAACAGGAAAATGTACAGGAAAATATAGAATTTAATGATAGAAATATTAATATAAACGATACATATTTAGGTGAAGCATCACCATTGGTCGAACAAACAAATTTTCATAAACAAGAAATGGGTAATTTTGGTGATATTGCGGCGTCACAGAGATCTTCTGGAGGTGAAGTTTTGGAAATGAGAGATAGGTTCATGTACGACGGTGGTAGAATGAATAATCTTTCACCAATAGAACGCCAAAACGTTGGTCCAGGTTTGGGCGTTGATCCAAATGTTCCATCAGTTGGTGGTCATCAACAACTTTTCCGTGTGAATCCTATTAATGTAGGTGCTTATAAATTGACTACTTTACCAGGAAGAAGTGGTCCCGCATTTGATAGTGGAGGTGGTCGTAGAGGAGTTATGGGTGATCTTGGTAATAATAGACCGGAAAAAACTTCGTTTTTACCAGATCGTCTTCCAAACGTTGGTGGGCGTTCGCAAGGGTTCTCGGGTTTAACACCAAGAGGCGAACACGAAAAAACTAAAAGAACAACAAATCGTTCTGAAACTGGACTTAGAACTGACACCCTTTCTACAGCAGCGCCAAAGAGAGTAGTTTCAGCTTTAACGCGTGCAGCAGAACCAACACGTAACAAGAAGGATGGTAACATAGAAGCGTATCAGTATGCAAATATGCCAGCACCAAATATCAATAAATATTCACACGGGTACTTGAATTCTCCATCGACAAAGATTGGTGAAAGTAGAGTTTATGGTGATTCTTATACAGCCCAAGAATTATTTAAGCACGGATTGCGACCATCAGATAGAAGAGGTAAAGCTGGCCGACCTGCGGGTGCTGGTCGAATGAATGTTCGTGCCGATCCCCTAAACCAGGGTGGTATGTTAACAGGAGTTCGTTCGGATACATCCCGTATTGATGGACGAGTAAATTCTGCAGACGGTGCTTGGACACAAAATTACAGACATAACGATTATCACCAATTCAATGCATACAAAGGTAACGAAAATCCAAATTCTTCTCAAAGTGGTTTAGATATAGCTAAAAATCAACTTTCCAGAAACCCATTGGCACACAGTTTTTCTTAAACGTATAATAAAATAAGTAAATCACTCATTAAAATAATGCTCCTATATTTTAATGAGGGTACATACCTTAGACATAGATAGTGGAGAAAGAGATCCCGTTTCTTATTCGAATCCTGCAGACTATGTTGTTAAATTAAAAACACCTGTTTATGAAGTCACAAAAATTTCATTAATATCAGCACGTATTCATAACAGTCAGTTTCTCATACATTCTCGAAATAATCAAATGCAAGTGTTAACAAATGGTGGGAGTACTCAGACTGTAACTATACCCATTGGAAATTATAGCGGTCAAGAACTTGCTGACGCTGTAAAAACTGCATGTACTGTTATAACCGGTGCTACTTTTGATAAAGATACGAATGCAATAACTTTTACAGGCTCGAGTGATTTTACATTCAAATTCTATTCAGGTACGAATGGGTACAATACAAACGCTATAGGGTATACTACACCACACGATATACTTGGTTTACCAGCATCTGATATTTCATCTAGTGGTTCTTCATTGACGACTGGTAGTATTAATTTACAGGGTGCGGATGCCATTATAGTAAAACTGAGTAGCGGGTCTGATGAATTTAATAAGACTATATTTTCGGATACACCTTTTTATACTGGACGAATACTTATGTGTGGAGACGTAATTAACTATTCTGGTGTAGACGATGCTGTCGAACATAATTTTGATAGTGGTGCACAAAAAACAATATCAAGTTTACGTGTTCAATTCTATTATAGTAGTAATAATCGTCTCATACCGTACGATTTTAGAAATGCGAATCATATATTAAAACTTGCTGTGACATGTTCTACAGATAAAATGGAAAATATACCTAGATCTAAACGAGGGGAAAGTTTACCTACACCTATGGAAATCCCCAATGATTTTAGTGAGGATGTACATAACTGGGATGCTTTTATACCTATATTTATGGTAGTCGCAGCAGGTTTATTTTTACTTTTAATTATAAAAAAACCTAAACGACCTGAACTTACTTAGTAACAGCGAACACTGGTTGCGCTGGCTTGTTAACCTTGGAAGACACTCTGGAAGTGATCATAAACACAAAGATGGACAAGAGAGTGGTAAACAAAGCGGTAAGTGTGTAGTTCATACCACCGTTCTTGTTAACCTTGATCACTTGGTTAACCAACCACCTGACCAAGTCAACCCAAGAAAGGGCGGCGGCGAAGGAAAACCCCGCGACAATAGCGTTGAGAGATTGCGACTCGAGTTCCGAGGCAACGAGCGTGATAGTTTCTTTGGCAGCAGACATTTTTTATACTATAAATGTAGATTTTATTCTGGGAGGAAATTTTCCTCGAATAAAATTTTCTTATATTTTTTCGTATTTTTAAAGTACCCTTTCATATTTTTAATAGGTTTTTCCTTAGAAGAAGAATACCCTGAGGATTCGGATTCGGTTTCAGATTCGGTTTCGGTTTCGGTTTCGGAATCAGAGTCTTTATCTGAACTATCATCACAGTTTGATATTTTGAAATATCCAATATCCTTGTCAAATCCTTCTAAATCAGATGTCTCCATTACTATCTATAGCATTTTTTAACATCTGTTCTGTTGGATTTTTCGGCACCCACGTATCCCAATTATCATACGCAATGTTCATTTTAACGAATTTGTATTCTCGACCAGAATACCTTTCAAATTCAATGTCGTCTTCGTCTACTATATCCAATTCTTCGTCTTCGCTATCTGAATCATCGTAAATTTCTGGGAAATGTGAACCCGTTTTCTTACCAACTTCGTTCATTGCACAATACTTCATAGCATATTCCATATCTTTAGCGAGTAAAGTATCACGACCACACGCTTTTGCGTATTCGGCCGCAAAAACAATGGCCTGTTCCATGACGGGTTGTACAACATTTAGAGCCGTTTGTTGAAACTGTTCAACGAGTTGTGTTGTAGCGTCTTTTTCTTGTTGATTCATTGTATTAAAATAATGTTTTAGCAATACCGTTCTCCACTCGGAGTATGTTATAACTATGCGCTAAAACTCTAAGTTCTCTTTGTGCTGTATGATCAGGTATTACTTTAAGTTTTAATATTTGATCTTTAATCATACTAAAATTTTTCTGACCTGTTGGGTACCAACGTTCAGGTTCGAGTGCAAAACTGTATGAATAATACCTTCTAAAAAGTTGTGTTCGTGAATGATGTATACCACTTTGTATAGCGCGTAAATTTATAACATTACCTGTTTTTTCGTTTAAAATTGTATTATCATCGAGTATTAGTTCTAAACTTGTTAAATGTTCATAATTAATATATTCTCCGTCATACAATTGAAACTGAGAATCGTAATCAAAATTGGTAACAAAGTGACCATCAATAACCTTTCTAATTCTTTGAATTATAAAAAATAACTCTTTTATGGGATTTTTAAAATTAAGGTTATGTTTAACATCAACTATAGAATCTATATTAGGATCTTGTGGTATTACTTGTTTACTTTCTTGTATTTGCGTAATAATATAATCTTTACTGGTATTTATGAACTGTTCTTTTTCCTGTTCATTTAGAGAAATCATTTCTACATTTATTTTTGTATTTTGTATGAGTCCCTTTGTTGTTACATAGTCTCCTAAGTAAACTACATTAGTATCATCAGCTGGAGTGCTAGAATGGTGGCCAAATACACAATCACCACGTTTTCTAAGTTTAATAACAATTTCAATTTCCTGTTTTTTTATTGCACAAATGGGAATAGCAAGTTCGGGGTTATTATAGAAATAAAAGGGTATATCAACTAAAAATTTCTGTTTTTGTGTTGCAAATCCTAAATACCCAGAAATTATGTTATCGCATACAGGTGTACCTGATAATTCTAAAGGTGGTTTTCCAATAAGTTTTGATAAGTTATTCTGTTTTGTTTGTGTAACATAATTATCGGAGTATATAGCTAAGAAATCACTTGGTATATGTTGTACAACTTCTCCACCTATGATAAGTTCTGCGTATTCTATTATAGCATGTCCTATAGACTCAACATACCCAATACCTGCTATACCACCTAATAAGTTTTGTTGTATTTCCGATAATTCGAATTTTAAGCTTACTGTTTTTAAAAGGTCACCTTGGTTTTGGGGGATGGTACACCTTATGGTATTACCGAATTCAACTTCGCTTTCAACGTCTAAATCGACAAAGAATGGTGCAAAATTAGAGTGTTTTTGAAAATTCTTTATGAAATAGGTATACTCTGGATCATCGGTAAAAAAAGCGTCCTGTGGACCAGATGTTTCTAATTGAACACGACCAGCCATTACTATTATAGATGACTAAAATTTTAAACCACCAAGTCCGCTTTCAACGTGTAAAACATTATAGTTAACTGCATACACGTAAACTTTGTGTTCAAAACTTGAATCTGGACTATCGAGTTCTATTTCTATAAAATTGTGTGCAATTCTACTCATGTTAACTTGTCCTGTTGGGTAGTACGTTTCTGGTTTTAGTGAAAAACTGTATACACCGAAGTTATTTTCCGTAGTTCCCGTGTAGTATTTTAGAGGTTGTTCATAGCTTAGCATCAAATTATCGGCGTCTATAATTGTATTATTGTTAAATTTCATTATAACATGTTTAATTGGGTTGTATTTAAATACATCGTCGCTTTTAGCTATAAAAAACATTTCCTTAACGGGATTTTTAAAGTTAAGCATACCAGACTTTTTTGTTTCTCCAGCTTTCATTTTGAATTGTGACATTTGAAGTTGTGTTATAACATATTCGATTGGTCGCGATAATAAGAAATTCTTTTCGTTTTCGGTTATATAAAAGAAATCTGTTACCAATGAAACTTTTTTAATTGAAGATGATACGTCTGAAGGTGGATCTTCTATAGCTCCGGATGAAGTAGTGTACGTTACAGTTATATCCTCCAGTTTTCTAAACTTTATTTCAATTTCAACGAGTTGTTTTGTTAGAGCACATACAGGTAAAGCTAAACTTGGATGTCTAAAAAAGTAAAACGGTAACATTACACTATAATCCCAATCGTAAGAAACAGATATATAATCATCGTGACCAGATAAAAAATAAAGACTTTGGTCGGTATCATCGTGATTATTGTGTATTTGGTTATACATGTAAATATAATCACCCGTTATACGTTCAATAGTTTGACCTCCTATACGTAAATCGGCGTATTCTATTATACGAGAACCTATAGATTTATTGTATCTAATATCTTTACCACTAGATACAGTCCCCGTGGGTTGAGGTAAAGTAAATTTAAGCATCATACTTCGGATAAGATCACCTTTATTAGCTGGTATACGACACTCTAGCGACGTATCAAAGTTAGGTTCACCATCAAAAGGCGTTTCTACAGCTTCTATGGCGAATTTAGTGTGTCTTTTAAAATTTACCAGGAAATACGAAAATTCGGGTTCCCCCGTAAGCCATTGGTCCTGGATACCTGTGACAGCAAGGTTTATTCTACCAGACATTCTTACTCTATGTGAGTAAAATTTTATAAAATAAAACGAGGCGTTAGAGTAGATGAATCTTCAACTTCGGAAATTCAAACCCGAAAACATGGCCGATGATAAGGTGTGTGTATTTATAGGAAAACGTAATACGGGTAAATCAACACTTGTTACTGATATCCTGTATCATAAAAAACATTTACCAGCAGGAATAGTTTTATCAGCAACTGAGGAAGGCAATCATTATTATCAACAATATATACCCGACCTTTTCATATACGGTGATTACGATAGAGAAGCTATAGAACGTGTTATGGATAGACAAAAGAAGCTTGTAGGTGCAGGTAAAACAAATTGTGGCGCGTTTCTGTTATTAGACGATTGTATGTACGATTCAAAATTCATGAAAGATACGTGTATTCGCCAATGCTTTATGAATGGTCGTCACTGGAAGATATTTTTCATGTTAACTATGCAATATTGTATGGATCTACCACCTGCTCTTAGGGCAAACGTCGATTACGTGTTTATTCTTCGTGAAAATATAATTCAAAACCGTGAGAAGTTGTATAAATCCTTTTTCGGTATTTTTCCAACGTTTGAGATGTTTAACAAGGTAATGGACTCGTGTACGGAGAATTACGAGTGTTTAGTTTTAGATAATACATCAAAGAGTAATAGAATAGAAGATTGTGTTTTTTGGTACAAGGCAACTTTACGTAAAAACTTTAAGGTCGGTGCACCTCAGTATTGGCAAACACATAAAAAGATGTTTAATCCAAGACATGGTAATATGAAAGTAGGTGATCGTAATGCAGTTAAAAAGACGACTGCATTAAAAGTTATTAAGAAGAAATGATACGACTTTTTTCTAGACGATTAAGTTCAGCGTTAAACATATTTCCAATGCCAGCACCGGCTCTTATACCTCCGTATAAATCCAAAAATAAACAAAGTGAAATTTATACAGAGCATTATAAAGAAAAAACGAATATGAACGATGACGATGGGTATCGTGTATTGATTGATGTGTGTCATGAAACACAAACAGTTTATATAGATCACGACATGTCTAGTTACGACGAACTAAACGATTTACCTAGAATTATTAAAACGTTCGGGTGTTTATACCCGAATTATACCTTACGACAATAACCCAGGGTAAAATGCGTAAACACAAACAAACGAAAAACCCATGTATAATATATGACGGACGTTTATACAATGAATCTTTCTGAAAATTCGGACGGTATGGTTAATTTAAATAATAACAAATCGACTAATTTTATTGCGAATGACGAAACAAATTCTTTACCCCCACCTACATTTTCTCCTCCTCAACAACAACAAATGCCGAGTATTCCCCTTGAAAAAAATCTAAGTGAAAATAAACAGATAATGGATTCTACATCAATTTCCGATATAATGGGACAACCAGAAGCACCACTCGAACCACCTATGATGGCACAGGATCCTCGCATGACACAAATGCAAATGCAAGCACCAATGATGCAAGCACAAGCGCAACCACAAGTGCAACCACAAGCGCAATCAAATGAAAGTAACGGTAACAGTAATCCATTTAATTTAACGGATGAACAGTTTCAAGTTCTCGTCGTCGCGGTTTGTACTGCGATAGCAATTAGTAAGCCAGTTCAAGAAAAACTTGCGAACTTCGTACCATCGTTTCTTAACGACCAAGGGAACCGAAGTATGGTTGGTTTAGCGTCAACTGGTGTAGCTGCCGCAGCTGTATTTTATATTATTAAGAAATACACTTAACCAGATGTATTAATAGAATTTGCAAAAAATCCTTCTAATCCTTTATCTCTTGTTAAGATAGGATAAGCAAGAAGCATACCAATTACAAACCCAGTTACGCGAAGTGAATAGACAATACCTGTACTTCTCGCATCTTTCCCGTAATTCTTATAGTGTTCTTGTATTTTCTTATCGAAAACTTGTGTAACAAGTATAGCAAAAAGGTACGCTAAGAACGATATCACGACAAGACCCTGGAAGTCAAGTGACGCGTACCCGAAAAATGCACCACCTTTCATTAACCTATTAATGAAAATGGGCGCGATTAAATGTAGGAGTGTCATGTTAAACCAATAGTTATCGAAGAGTAATGGGGAAGTGTTCATACCCATGAGAAGGGTCCAAAGAAAGACAGATGTACCAAGACCTTTATACGTTATTCCGTTTTCGGACATTATTATTTAATAGTAACAAAGATTATTTATCCTGTACATACTTATTACAAAACTTAGTTTTCTTTGAAATTTCTTCGTATATACCTAATTGTATACACATTTTCCTTAATTCTTTAAAATTTTTCCAATACTCTTTACTATGTGAATATTCATCTACTGTAGAGTGTGCAAGTTCATGTAAAAGAACGTGGAAAATTTCGTTCGAATCACCGTCTATACACAAACCTATTTCGTTACCCTTATCTGTATTATAGCCTACGGCTCCTCTAGCAATATTGTAATGTGCTGTTATAGGTACTTCTGATTGTAACATTTCAAACTTTTTATTATCGGTTTCTATGAGGTGTTCCCTGAGAATTCGATACTTTTCGCGAACCTCTGTTAATTCTTTTGGTTCTTTTGTATTGATGAATATGCGTATATTTATGATAAGAAGGAGTAACGCGAGTATCATCTTATCATAAACATACATAAAAATGTATCATAACAATTTTACTAAATTTAATTTTTTGTGTAAGCGTAATGGTCACCTTCCCAATCTATACCGGATGATGATCCCAGCCCATACAAATTACATTCTGATTTTTTATAGTTCCAATCAACTGCTTCGCACTCTGGTCTTATCGAGCATTCCCACATACAGCCTACTTCCCGATTTCTGACGTCCACTTCTGAATTGTGCCGAGACGAATACCCGACGTACCCAGTATCCTTATCCAACGAATAATTTTTATTGATTTCTCTGTATTCGTGTTTCGTGTAAGTCACATCGTTTGGATCTACTTCTAGATCAATTTTGTCCTTTTTATAGTAATATTTTTGCCAACTACTCTCACTTATATCTGTTAAAACACCACTACTCAAAAAACACATAGTCGTGTTTGTTTGTTGATCCCTACTAAATCCAACACAATTTTCCCAACTATCACATACATTTTTACAATCAGTTACAGTACCAATCACCTTAGATTCAGATTTTGTAGCTTCTGTTTCACCAGTTTCACTATTTACATATAATTTATCTACAATACCAAATTTATCACCATATTCCGATTTCTTATAGCACCTTCCCTGGGTTAAAGTACCATCATCGCACGAGGTATCCCCCCAAAGTGTATATCCAGTATCACACGTAGGTGTACACGTATCACGGTCTTCGAGTACAGATGTACAAGTACCCGCATCTATAGCATTAGTTGGTACCGCAGACGCATCACAAGATTCGCCTTTAGGACGTTCTATTTCATATATATGTGTTTTTCGAAGATAGTTTGTATTTTTGTTTTCTTCAATATTATCAGAATTTGCTTCAACACCTGAAAAAGAACAAGTACGATTGTTTTCAGGAGAATAAATTATAGATTTACATTTATCCATAATATCACATTGAGTTTTACAAGTGTTGATCTCCCATAATGTAGTTCTCGCTGTTGCTGAGTTGTCAGTGACCGTGTTAAATTTATTGCTACGGTCTATTTTTGGGTTAGCATTTGTTGGTAACCCAGCATCAATCCAAATATTGGTTACATCGTTTTTAAATTTCGTTTTTTCATGTAAAATCCAACGTGACGGTGGTGTGTCCGTTGTGGAAGTTCCATTTGTAATATCATACGTGTATTCTACATGTTCAGGGTATTTTACATCACCTCCATTAAATTCGTCTGTAATCTTTGTGGTACCATTTTCTTTTATTATCCAACCAGGTACATATTGAGGTTGGTAATATACTATTTTTATTTTTTCGATTTGTTTATCGGATCCTATAGTAAATATCTTATCATCTACATCGTACGATGTGTTCCACGATGAATAATCTGTATCTCTATTAAACATGTTATCCGAATTATTAGGTGTTTTGTGTAGAAAAGTCTGGTCCTTTGTTAATAATTCACCATCAATTTCTATATATTCAATACGTGGACCAACTACCGACGTTTGTATTTTCATGATAAATTCGTATTGGTAAAGAAAACAAGTTGCAACTTTTATTAAATCACCGAGATAACACTTTGTTATTCCCGAGCGTGTATATCCACTTGCACACGTAGGTGTACATGAATCATCGCTCGCGAGTTCAGGTGGGCAATTTACAGAAGTATTCTTTGTTGCCGAAGACGCATCACAAGTACTTGGTTCACACGACGCAAGGGTCAATGTTCCCGCCGAACACGATGTTTTTCCTGAGAGTGTATATCCATCATCACACGTAGGTGTACACGTACCATCGTGGGCGAGTTCAGTTGGGCAATCAGTACCCGCATCACCGTGCGTTGGATCCTTCATAGTACAAGGATCGGGTAAACACTCTGCCTTTGTTAAAACACCTAAAGAACACGATGTAGTACTTTTCGTAGTTGAGAGTGTATATCCATCGTTACATATAGGTGTACACGCATCATTGTGGGCGAGTTCAGATGTACAATTACCTACAACGCCGTTATCTGGTGGCGTAGACGCGTCACAGGATGAGGGTTCACATGTTTGTTTGGCCAAGACTCCTAAGTAACACTTTGTTTGTCCTGTGATTGATTCTGTGGCTGGTGCTGTGAGTGTATATCCATTATCACACTCAAAGTCACACGTAACGCCTGAATTCATTTTTGTTGTTGTTATATTAGCACAAGTGCCTAATTTACCATTATCCGGTTTCGACGGTGGATCACACGAATCAGATATACACTCTGTATCTATTGTTAACTGACCATAAGAACACGATACAGTTTTTCTATCTTTTGAGAGTGTATATCCATCTAAACACGTAGGTGTACACGTCCCTCCATGGGCGAGTTCCGCATCACAATTGGTATAGTCAACCCCCACTCGTGCTGTGTCCTTGTCATTCGGATCTATAGTACAAGAACTAGGTTTACATATTGAATATGTCATTTCCCCATTCAAACACGTTGACTTCCCTGGCATTGTATACCCACTAGGACAAGTCTGTGTACATGATTCACCACTCGGGAGATCATATCCACAATTGCCAATACCACTCCACCACCTACCGGACAATTTACCTTCAGCCGTGTCCGTGCCAGGATTATCAGAAACTGGTTGTGGGTGTCTCGCATTACAACTTTTGGGTTTACACGTTGACGGTGTTAAAACACCGAAAGAACACGATGTCTTTCCCGAGAGTTTATACCCAGGATTACATGCAGGTGTACATGTTGAACCACTCGCGAGTTCAGATGTACAATCACCTACACCACCATAATCTGGTGGCGTAGACGCATTACAAGCATTGGGTAAACACAACGCTGATGTTAAGTTACCGAGATGACACGAAGTCGTGTTTGAACCATCGGGTGACCATGCTGTATACCCAGTATCACACGTAGGTATACATGTTGAACCACTCGCGAGTGTTGATGTACAATCACCTACACCACCGTTCGTTGGTGCTATAGACGCATCGCATGTATTTGTCGAATCAGTATTATCCTGTTTAGAATTTGACTCTGGTGTGGTATCATCATCGTCATTTTCATAATCTATTTCCGTAATATCATCATCTCCTGATAATAAGTACCAACTCGTAAATACGGTAAAAAAAGTAATTATTACAAAAACAACTATTAATGACGTATTATTTGATTTATTATTATTGATCAATAAATTCCTAATATTAAATGTCATTGTTATAATACTCTTATATTTTTTATAATACATGAAACAAAATATTAGGAAAAGGTATATGAGTAACAACAATCGACGAGTCAGGCGAAGACTTAATGTTCCTTTAAACCTTACTAATTACAGTAAAAATACTAAGCATATGTATATACACCACAGAAGTGTTAATAACAACTTCCCCTCGGAATATACTAATTTACCAAGAGAAATTGGTTCATTTACACGACTCGAATCACTTAGTTTAACGGGGCATAGACTTACCTCGTTACCAAAAGAGATCGGTCTTTGTACAAACCTTAAAAGACTTGAAGTGATGTTTTGTAACTTAGAATCGTTACCAAAAGAGATCGGTAACCTTAAAAAACTCGAAGAACTTGAATTAAATGGTAATAAGCTACGTACTTTACCAAAAGAGATCGGTCTTTGTAAAAACCTTAAGAGAATTGTGTTGGATGAAAATATCATGGAATCGTTACCAAAAGAGATCGGTGACCTTAAAAAACTCGAAAAAATTTACATAAGGGCTGATATAGGATCTGTTCAAAATTTAACCTCGTTACCAAAAGAGATCGGTCTTTGTACAAACCTTAAAGATCTTTATTTAGCTCGTAGTAAATTAACCTCGATACCAAAAGAGATAGGCGACCTTAAAAATCTTGAATTTCTTGGTTTGTACGAGAATAAATTAACCTCGATACCAAAAGAGATTGGTCTTTGTAAAAAACTTAAATATCTTGGTTTGTCATGGAATAATTTAACCTCGTTACCAAAAGAGATCGAAGACCTTCCCAAACTCAGAATACTTGAATTGTATAATAACCCAAGACTTAAAGGTATATCGTCAGAACTTAGAAAGAGAGAATTAAATATTAAGAAAAACTATAGTACTAAATTTATAAATTATAAATATTATACGAACCAATTGTCCACTGTAACTGTTAAACGAAAAAATTTACCTCGTTTACCACCAAACATCCGCGAAAATATCGCACGAAAAGTTAATACAAAACCCAAGGCAAAAACCGAAGCTAACAAAATGAATGTAGCAAGGTCGAGTTTAAAAGCTTATAACAATAAACAGAAAGTATTAACTCGTCGCGCGGAGAACTTGATAAACAAACGACAAACACAAAGGGCCAAGGCCCAAAAAGCAA